GTACGTGTGTTTGGTACGCTTTGCCCTACTTCTAAAGATGAACAGGTTCTTAATGAGCTCAAGAAACTAGAAGAACTGATAAATAAGTGAGGTATTGCTTAAAATGGTTATGAGTTTTCTATTTAACATTAAGAACGACCCAAACTGGAATGCCGGAACTATGTTCTTCTACAACGGGTCTATTAATGCAGTTCAAGGTGTTCACAATACGGAGGAACTAAAATATATCACCGCAGTATATAATGAAACTCATGTACGTGCCTTACGAACATATGTATGGGATGCTAGAGTTGCTCCTGTATACGTACGTGTCTTTGGTGTATTACAACCTGGTGCTAAAGAGGAAGCTTTAAATCATGAATTGTTTAGGTTGAAGAAAATGGCTGAACAATATAATGAGATTTATGGTAATCCTAAAAAGTATAAAGCACAGGTGTCAACTGTAGTTAGAGCTCAACCAGACCGAACAAGTGAAGTCTTAGGATATACCGAGATTGGTACGACTTACGATGTTTCCGATTGCGTGACTGCATGCGATTGGGAATGGGCTAAGATTAACTTTAATGGTAAAACTGGTTGGACTGCTATGGGTGATATTCTAGGTAACCAATATGGTGAACGCTTAAAATGAGGGTTTTTACAGCCCTCTTTTTTTTTTCACACTTTTTTCAACCCTCTTAATGAGAGGGGAAACCCTACTAACAAAAATAAGAATTAAAGAGGTATTTATTATGTTGGATTTAATTATTGTTATTATTGTTGGTGTATTGTGCTACAAAGAAGGCAGAAAAGCTGGTAAAAAACATTATGAAAAGATTGTAGAAAAGAAACTCATGGAAGACTATGTTGTAGTTCGCAAAGAAAAAGCGACTAAAGATAGATCTTTGATGGATGAAATTCTAGATCGTGATTAATGGATTTAAAGGCTATTTTCTAGCCTTTTCTCTTTTTTTTCAGTCTATATAATGAGAGGTGAATAATTATGAATAAAATTGATGAATACACATATTTAGAAAAAGTAGCTCTATTGATGATTGGAATGGTTATATTGTCAATTCGCTATTGGTATTTTACGCTAATTGGATTATTTTACTTTATTACTGTTATTATTGGGTTGTAGTTAATTCTGCAATCCTCTTTTTTTTCACACTTTTTTCAACCCTCTTAATGAGAGGAAATACTCAATTATTATATTTAAGGAGGACGTTATTATGTCAAAAAATATTAGAAAACAATTAGTACCTGTTGATGAAGAAGTTATTCGTAGAGGTGCAGAAAGACTTGATGCTTATGATGCTGGTTATGATGATGGCTATGCTAAAGGCGTGAAAGTCGGAACTGCACTTTTCGCATTAACTGGTATTGCTGGTGTTGCTTATATTTATAAAGACCAAATAAAGGAGTACGGAAAATATATTAAAAACAAAATTTTTTAAGAAGAAAGATGATGCTATTACATTTGATGAAGATGGGAATATTATTCAATAAACCCTAAATCGGAGAGTTTAACAGCTCTCTTTCTTTTTACACTTTTTTCAGCTCTCTTAATGAAAGGAAGGTATATTATTATGAACAAAAATGTTAAACGCGCTATTTCTCAAACTAAAGATTACGCTTGTTCTAGTAAATTTGGTAAAGATTTTGCTAAGAATGTTGCGATATCTGGAATTGGGTGTATACTTGCTACGTTTGTATGGAATGTGATTGATAATTACATGGACGAAATTAAATAAGGAGGATAAAACTTATGCTATATATTTGGCTTGGTGTTGGATTAATTCTATTAGGAATTTCTAATGCGCTTAACAAATAGAAAGCAGGAGGGTCAATCCTCCTCTTTTTTACACTTTTTTCAACTTTCTTAATGAAAGGAAGGTAAAATATTATGAATGAAAATGAAACTTTTGCTATGGATAACAAGAAGGAAATACTGCTACTTGCAGGGCTATCTATTCTTGATAAATTATTTACAATAGTAAGCATTACATTATGTGCTATGATATTGCATTGAAGAGAAAGATTTTCAATCTTTTTCTTTTTTTTCACACTTTTTTCAACCCTCTATATGAAAGGAAGGTAAATTACTATGAATAAAATTAAAAATGTTGCTAAGGAAGTAAAAGACAATAAAAAGGGAGTCATGCTATTCGCAGGATTGGCCGTTATTGGAGGGCTTTCAGCATTCGCAGGAATTAAGATTGGTAATAAAATCTTTAAGTAATGAAGAGGTTCACTCCTCTTCTTTTTTTTTTTGAGGTGGTAAAATATGAATAAAGATGATTTTGACAAAATGTATTGTAAAGACTGGATATACAAAGAAGTTTGGGAACCGCAATATAATACATATGTTATCCAATTTAAAACAAGAAAGTGGTGAATAATGATTAAAATGAATAATAACGTTGCAAAGAAATATAAAGAGCATTATCTTAAAATGAGTGATAATGATGCAATCTTTGATTTAATCGTTAATGAAAATATGAATGAAGATTGTTGGGAAATATTTGATTTAGAGGAAATAATGAACAATATCAACTGGGGTGAAGCTAGTAAACGATATGGGCGTGATATGAACCGTATTGTTTACGATAATATTGTACTAGTTGGTAAAATCTTAACACAAATGGAGTTATTATCATGGAGAAAAGTAAAATGAACAAACCTAAAATCTTATTGTCAGATATCCAAGCTATTATGCATGATATCTTTCAACAAATTGAAGAGTATGACCTATCTCCAACAGATGAGGATTGCGCAATCTGTAAAGAGAATCTGAATAATGAATACTATGACATTGATGAAAATGTATATCAATATGATTTAAATTCATTTGATTTCAAGAAAGTATTCATGGAATGCTGTAAAGTTAATCAATTGTTTAAAGATATGCTTGAAGTAGTTATTTATAATGAGGGGTTTAAATAATGTTTGGAATGGAAACCATTCACACAATAATCAGTCCTCTATATGAAAGGAAGGTATTTTAATATGAAACTATTTAAAACTAAACGTAAAGAACGCGAAGAAATCGTTGCTAAAATTAATGATGCTAAGTTACATGATTTGTACGAGGTATTGAAACAGCAAGATCCTAACAGCGCGGCTTACATTAACACTTTGAAACAGATTAGAATTATTGAAGATTCGATGGTTGTAACAAAACCTGAGAAGAAGAAATGGCTAACTGCTGAAAAGGCTAATGTAATAGCTACCGTTGTTGCATCTGGTGTTACACTACTAACTACATTAGCTGTACTAGGTTATGAAAGTGAAGGTAACATTGTTGGCGGAACTGCACGTAAATTAGTGGACAAAGGTATTGGTGGTAAATACTAACTTTATTAGATTGAGACTTATCTAGTCTCTTTCTTTTTTTTTCACACTTTTTTCAACCCTCTTAATGAGAGGTAATACTCAATTATTATATTATATTTAAGGAGGACATTATTATGTCAAACAAAACACAAACTATTATTGCTGAAGAAGAAGTGATCAAAGACCAAACTATTAACGATGAAGTTGTTGCTACAGAACAAACTCAATCAGCTCCAGTTGTTGAAAAGAAACAAAGTAAAATTAAGACACTTTGGAATAAAGGACTTGAATTTGCTGGTAAACATAAATTCGGAATTGGTGTTGCTTTGGGTGTTGGCTCTGTAATTGCAGCGGATTACGCTATTAGTAAGGTTGAAGAAAAATATTCTCTTACTAAGGATGATATTGTTGATGCGGAGTTTACAGAAGTGGAACCTGAAATTATGGATGATATTGATGTTGATGAAACTCAAACAGACGAAGAAGTTATTGTTGATGAATCTGATGATACTGATGAATAATCGGTAGATGAAGAGGCATTACAATGCTTCTTCTTTTTTTTTTTGGAAAGGAAAATAATTAAAAATGACTAAGGAAATGAAGACACTACCATTTGTACACTTACCACGTTATATGCGTAAGGAAGGAAATATTCTAATTATAAATGAAGATGGAAGTACTAAAGTTGAATTGATTTACAAAGGAAAGTATCCAGGAATCTTTCCAAAAGAAATTAAACAAATTATGCAAGCATTAGACGACCCTATGCTAGCAGATAAAATTGTTCTAGATTATTCATCTGTTGTATACACTGATGACCTCTCAAAAGGTAATATGGGCTCAGGTATTGGTATTGTAGATGGATATGAAATTAGTGAAAGTAAAACAAATGTAACATTTAACATGGTGGTGGATTCAGAAAATGAGGAGGTATTGTAATGACTGCACAAAAAGCATATTATCCAATCATGATTAATTATCTTGATCACACAATCAGATACAAAACTCGTGAAGGTAAAGACACTAACAAGTATTTAAAAACTAAATTTAGAGTTTTACCAGTATTCGTTGATACACTTGGGTATAATATTATTATTGAAAGACTTCAACATGATTATGATGCTCAAGAAGAGGAAGATATTATTGATGCTATCGTGGATCATATTAAATTTGATAACTATCTTACTGGTAAGAGTGTTTATCAATACAATATGGAATGCGATTATTGGGAAGTACACATTCTTATACAATCGTGATGTATATAATAATATTAGAAGTAAAGGAGGGAATGTAATCGATGTTGAATTACTTGGTTCTCGAGGAATATGATTATAGAATGGAATTCCCAGATGATTATGATGCTGTGGAAGACCGTAGTGAAGTTAGAGTGGTGGTTGACAACCTCTCTAGTTTAGATACAGTTGATATTACTACAGGCTTAATTGCAAGTGGGTCTGTAGTTTATGTAAATGGGGAATTATTTACTTTTTTCTCTTATAAAGTAAAAGGATCAGATAAATACCCTGGACGCGATATGATTATTCTATTTAACAATACGAAAGGTTTTAGAAATGAAAATTAACAAAATTAAGGTTGACGTTATTAACGAAGTTTTTATTATTGATGATACTCCTATTCACTATTATGTTACAAAGAAGAACAATCGTTATGTGACTATTCAGTTTGATTGGAATGATATCTTCTTAAGTGAATCTACTTGCGTAAACTTAATTACATATTTAAAAACCATGTACCGTGTTGCAAATGGTATGTATGGTAGTTATGTTGAAGGGTATAACTATGAATCCAAATATATTGAATCGGATGGAATGTATTTGGTTGTTAAACTATATTTCAACCAACCGGAACAATAATTCACATTTTTATCAATTCTCTTAATGAGAGGATTATATATTCTTTCGTGTGATACTAAGTTCAATGGGCTGAACACTTGACTGTCAGCAAGAGGATGCAGGTTCGAGTCCTGCAGTAAACACGAGGATATAACAATCCTCTTTACTTTTTATTTATTTTATGGAGGTGTTGTATGACTGATTACAACGAAATTAAAGTTAAACGTAGCAAACCTATTAACGAAAAGGATGTACAAAAAGAAGTTGATAAGGTTATTGCTGGAAATGAAATGCCTGAAGCTCAACCTTTAAACTTAAAAGGAAGTGCTAAGGCTAAGAAACCAAATCTATTTACTAGAACGGTTTCAGCTATTTTCCCAAATGGACTTAAGGGTGTTGGAGAATACCTAGCAAAAGATGTTGTGTTGCCTGCTGTAAAAGATTTAACATGGCAAGCTGGTAATGCGGCTTTAAGTATGATTATTTACCGTGACGTAAACCATAATAGTGGTACTACTTATCGTTATGGCGGTAGCGGAGGTTGGAATACACCTAGTCGTAATAACCGAAACAATCGAACTAATTATTCTTCTGCATATGGACGAGCTAAAACTCAAGCAGAACAAGCTATGGCTCCAGAAGACTCATATGAAGACTTTGTAGAGTTTGAGTTTGATAATCGTGAAGATGCAAGTTATGTGTTCAACAAAGTTGATGAATGGGTAAGACGTTATGGTCGTATTCCTGTAGCTGAATACTATCGTATGGTTGACCCTGGAATTGTTACATCTTACACAATGCGCTCTTATGGTTGGAATAATCTAGCTGGAACTCGTATTCGTCCAACTCGCGGTGGTAAGTATATTATCGATTTCCCACCATTAGTAGATTTACAAATTTAAGAGGATTAAAATGAAAGAATCATCAAACAAATTAATGCATTATGCATTGTTGCTAACTGTGATTAGCGTTCTAACTGGATTCGCATTAGGGTCTGGGTTATCTAATCATGAAGAAAAGCAACCTGTATTATTTTATTATGCTGATAATTATTCTGGAGATTTATCTGGGATAATTTTTGATAAGAAGGTGTACACAGTCATTGATCAAAATGGCAATCACTACATTGTTACAAAAGATACTTATGATAATGCACGTAAAGGGAATCCATTATCATCTATTGTGAAATAAGAAAGAAGGTATTTATCATGTTGTATTTACTAATTGTATTATTCTTGGTGTTAGTTGTTATGACAGCTATCAAACGATTTAAAGCTCTTGTAAATTTTGTTAGAGCTATGCTAGGTAAAGACAATTTGGATTAGGAGGTAGAACTATGTTTACACAATTTCTTGCTACATTTACAGGAGACCCTATGTTAGATTTATTCGCAGTAGGGCTCGTTGCTATTATTCTATTTTTGTTGGTTATTGGGGGTATTAGCGAAATCATTAAAACCGTATTGAATAAGCTAATCTTCCACAACAAAAAGTATAAATAAATAAGGAGGTAATTATTATGCTAGAGGTACTTGGATTCTTATTAGGTATATGCTTGTTATACCTACTATTCTATTATGCGGTTATCGCTGGTATTATTGCGTTAATCGTGAAATTCATTAAATGGATCTTAAAATAGAAAGAGGTAACCATAATGGAAGTATTTGACGTTGTTCTAAATATATTAACGGTCTATTTTCTTATCATATTTCTTATTGTGTCTACTTTGTTTTATGTCATCATTATTAAAGACATGATTAAATCTATTCTTAAAAAGTAATTAAAAGGAGAAATTATTATGACAATCTTAAACGTATTATCTGTAAAAAATGTTTTGAAAACTTCAACTAAAGCTACTTTGTTTATTCGCCGTAACCGTCCATTGATTGAAACTGGTATGGGTATTGTTACACTAGGTTACAGTGCCAAACTATTCTACGATGCACGACAAAAGGTTGAAGCAATTACTGAAGATGTTGAAGCACGTATTGCAAATGGTGAAGAAGTTAAAACATCTGAAACTGCTATGCGTGTAGGTATTGCTCTTACACCATCTATTGTAACATTCATGGCTGGTACAGGATTGATTCTTGACTCAACTCGTATTCTTACAAACCGTGTAAACCAACTTGGTGCCGCTCTTGTTACTGCACATAAAGAAAATGATCGTCTTAAAGGATTCATAAAAGAAAATCATCCTGAAGTAGATACTCGTCCTGTCGAAGTAACAAGCAAAGAAATTGAAGACGAAAATGGTAATCGTGTAACTGTTAAATCTATCGAACGTACTCGTGGAGATTTGCTCCGTGGATTCTGGTTTGATAAATCTGGTTACTATGAACGTGACAATATTGTAGGTATGCAAGCATTGACTGTACAAACAGAACGTGCACTCTACAATAAAATTATGCATAAAGGATATATCGAATTGACTGATATCTACAATCTATTTGATATCGAATTGACTGAAGCTGAAAAACGTGAGCTATATGGATTTGGATTTACTGACAACGACTTCTTTGATTTGGAATTCAACCTTAACGCAGAAAACAAATTCTTTGATATCGACTCTGTAACTACAGTTGATGAAGAAGGTCGTACAGTCATCCCTTACATCGAATGGCCTGAACCACGTTATATCTTAGCATCTATTGATAACAATTCAGATGACTTATTGGAATATATTTACTAAGAAAAGTTAGTAAAGGGTTGGAGAGATAGACAGTAAAGATGTGACTAAACATATGCTTAAAATGCGTTTTAGGTGTATCATTAGTAATCACTATCTTTCCTTTTTTATTTTTTATTGGAGGTAACAAAATGAATAACTTTGTAAAAATTGGTTTGATTGCTGTACCAACTTTAGCAACAGCAGTGGTAGGTGCCCTAGGGTACAATAAGATTAAAATGCAAGATGAAGCTATCGACAGAATGCTTGAAAGTTTGGAAAAAGCTTCTGAAGCTATTGAAAGCTATACAGAAACTATTGAAAACCAAAACGAAACTATCAAACGACAAGCTTCTGAAATCAATAAGCTTCGTAAACAATTAAATGAAAAAGATTATATTCTTAAAAGTGTAACTCAAGATGACATCACAATTGACGAAGAAACTGGAAATGCTGAAGTCACTTCAAATGCTGAGTTTGAAGAAATGAAAAAGGAAGGTAAAGGTAAAACGATTCCATTTAACGTATTTGCGAATCCTGTAAATACTAAAGGGTTTCCCAAAAGCTCATTTGTTAAACCAGAAGAGGTCGAAGATACTGTAAAAAAGTCTGATGACGATTACGTGTATGAACCAAATCTAGAACAATTCGCTGGGCGTCCATCAAGTTATTTACACAGTAATGTAGTAGAGTCATCTAACATTTGGGATGAAAACCCATCTTATGATTCTGACATTAAATATGTGTCTTTAGAAGTTACAGAAGAAGACCAACGACGTTATGAGGAGAGTTTTGCAGATATGAAATATGAAGTAAACAGCGTGGAAGCACTACATTCATTTTATGATATGATTGTGTTCCCATATAAAAATGATGCATTGATGGGTGTTATGAAAGGCATCCAATTTGCAGAAAAATTCGGTATTCCATTCAACCGACGAGAGTTTGATGGAAATAAATTTGTTGACGATTTTAAATCATTGTTTGATTATCAAATCCCACTAGCTGATATCCAATCAGAAGATGCTGGTATCTTTGACGATTTACTAGACAACCGTCTACGCTATTTTGGTCCAACATCTAAATGGGTTGACGCATCTAAAATTACTTTTGGTGAACTTATCGATTATATTATTCGCCGTGCTGGTTATGATTTAGACGGTCTTAACTGGGCTGTAGTTGCCAATTATATTCTTAACGCAATCGAATGGAATAGTTATTCGAACGAAGAAGCACGAAGTGTTGTAGTGTCAGATATTCTACATCATGGATTCTATAATTCATCTGATAAATTTGGATTGTTTGGATTGGATGAAGATTACGACCAAGACTGGGGACAAACAGCAGGCGTATATTCATTCCGTAACGAATGGAATTCATTCTTGTCTCGTGTACTCAACTATGAAGAAGAACACGAATCTTGGGAAGATGATTAAAATGGAGGCATAATATGTCGATAGACAGTTACTATATTCCGAACGACTTCATGGCTATTACTCTATACTGGTCTTGGGATGAATATAAAACATATGCATTACCAAGAACGGAATGGCGTAACTTTTTAAAAGCTTATGAGGCTGGAGCTAAACTATATAAGTTTAAAAACTTTAATCAAGGTTCCAATATTCCAAATGGAGGGGAAATAGTAGACTTAACAAAAGTCATTAGGGTACAATATTATTAATTAGAAAGGGTGGCTAAGTGAGTATTGGCTAATTATAAACCAGCCTTTTATAGAATTAATCAGGCAGAACATGATAAAAGGTCAGCAGCTGACTATACAGTAAATGTAGATTTCGATTATATTCATTCGGAAGACCTTATTGTGAAAGGTGGAGTATTTCATTCATTCTGGAACGGAGAACGCTGGAGTGATAGTATAACAGATTTAATTCGTTTAGTTGACAACGATGTTAGAAAGAAAAAAGAAGAGATCTTAAATGACCATCCTGATGCAACTGTTAAAACATTCTTAATGAATTACGAATCATCAGGTGTCATGACTAGATTTGCTAATTATTGTAAGAAGTCTGAATCAACAGATGTTATCTTCAATAAACATATTTTCTTTGATAACGAAACTGTTACACGAGATGATTACTCCACTTACCAATTACCTTATCATCCACAATCAGGAAAGACTCCTGCGTATGATGAGTTGATTTCAGTTCTATATAAAGAAGAAGAAGCAAAGAAATTCATGTGGGCAATTGGGGCTTTGTTCTCAGGTGATATGCCTAAGATTGAAAAGTTCCTATACTTTTATGGTCCTGCAGGTACAGGTAAAGGTACTGTGCTCAAAATCATAAAACAAATGCTCGGTGAATATATCGGTACTATCGATTTAGAAGTACTAACAGGGGGTAGTGAATTTGCAACTGGTCAAATCAAAGAACTACCTGTACTTATCGATGCCGATACAAAGATTGACCAAATTCGTAAAGATATTAATCTATTGAAGTTAGTATCACATGAAGAATTGGTTGTACGTAGACTACACACTAATGGATACCCAGTAACGTTCAATGGATTGCTAATCACAGCATCGAATAATCGTTATAATGCACGTAATGCTGACTCGGGTATTAACCGTCGTGCATTGGTTGTTCATCCAACTGGTGAAACAGTTCCAATGGGACAATACAATCAATTAATGAGTCAAATCCAATTCGAGATTCCGTACATTGCACAAAAATGTATTGATGTCTATAAAGAACTTGGTATGGCTTATTATAACGATGAACGTGACGAAGATATGATTCGTTGGAATGATACAGTCTATGGATGTATTTTGGAGAACCATTTAGTATTTGAGAAAGGTATCACTCTCAAACAAGCAACAAACTTATATCTTGAATATCTCAACGATTTGGAATTCTCAACCAAAGGTGCACGACCTAGATTGCGTGAGGAAATTGGTAACTACTTTAACTCCTATGCAAAAGATAAAATGATTGATGGGGTTCGTGTTACTTCATATTACTATGATTTCAAATATGAAAAATTCCCATCTCTTGCGGACAAAGCAAAACCTAAAAAGGAAACTACGGAAACAACTTGGTTGGATTTGAAAGAACAGAAATCATTATTTGATTCTGAGGCGCGTGATTACCCAGCACAGTATACTAATACAGAAGGTAATCCTTTAAACAAATGGGATAACGTTACTACAACTTTAGGTGAAATCGATACATCTAAACTTCACTTTGTTCGAGTCCCAGAAAGTCATATTATTCTTGACTTCGATTTGCGAAACGAGCAAGGTGAAAAAGATTTAGAGTTGAATATAAAAGAAGCATCTAACTTCCCTCCTACTTATGCAGAAGTATCAAAATCTGGTGGTGGACTACATTTACATTATTGGTATGATGGAGACGTTACAAAACTAGCTCCAACTATCAAAGATAAAGTTGAAGTGAAAGTCTTTACAGGCAAATCATCTCTTCGACGAATGTTAAGTAAATGTAATGATTTAGAGGTTGCTCACATTGCGACTGGTCTACCACTAAAGGAGGTAACTACGACTATGTATAAAGATGTAGAAGATATTCATTGGACTGAATCTAAACTACGTAACTTTATTCAACGAGCTATTGACAAAGAGCATCATGGAGCAACTAAACCTGAGATTGATTTTGTATATTCTCAACTTACTAAAGCTGAGGAAACAGGTGTACAATATGACCTCAGAGATATGTTTATGCCATTGATGAAATTTGCTATGGGCTCTACAAACAAACGAGAATACTGTATTGAAATGGTTTCTAAGATGCCATTGTCAACTATTCAAACTGAAGAACAAGTATATAATGGAAATGATATTATAGATGATGAAGAAATTGTATTCTTCGATATCGAAGTATTCTCTAATCTGTTCTTAGTCTGCTGGAAGAAAAATCATGTCAAGGTTCCTGAATGGGTATTTGACGATTTGAGACTAAGTCATACCGATACTGTTGTAAATGTAGTACAATCAAAAGATATGCTTAAGCTCGAATGGTATGCTCAAAATGAAGGTAAATATGGAATCTGGTTTAATCCATCTGCGCAACAGATTGAGTCACTCATGATGAAACCACTTATTGGATTCAACAACCGTAAGTATGATAACCATATTATCTATAATGCCAGTCTAGGTGCCACACCAATGGAGTTGTACCAACAATCTCAAAATATCATCAATCGTACTGGAGATGGTGGTATGAAAGCTGGAGCATACAATATCTCTTATGCAGACTTGTACGAGTTTATGGATATCAAGCAGTCACTTAAGAAATGGGAAATCCAATTAGGAATCAAACATGATGAGTTTGAGTTCCCTTGGGATAAACCACTTGACCAATCTAACTGGATTCGTTGCGCTCAGTACTGTATGCATGATGTAGAAGCGACTGATATTGTGTTCAACAACCCAGACTTCGGACAGGCTGCTTGGATGGCCCGTAAAGTATTATGCGAACTTACAGATATGGCACCTAATACTAAGACACAAACTTTGGCAGAGAAATTCTTGTTTGGCGATGACCCTCGTCCTCAAGATAAGTTCAACTACTATGACTTAGCGCGTGAATTCCCAGGCTATACCTTTGACCCAAATCGTAAACCTAAATCTGATTATAAAGGTAAAGACCCATCAGAAGGTGGTTATGTATCATCTAAACCTGGAGTTTATGGAGTATCTTCTAGAGACTATCTAAATAATCATATCTTATATGGAGATACTGGTCGTAGTAAACTTATTGTCTATATTGACGTTGCTTCTCTACACCCACATTCGCTAATTGCTATTAATTATTTTGGTCCTTATACACCTAAATTTAAAGCATTGGTTGACTGTCGTATTATGATTAAACATAAGAAACTTGATGAAGCAGCGCATGCATTCGATAAGATTGACCCAACACTGTCTGAGAAACTATCTAAGTATTTGAGTAACCCAGAGCTTTCAAGCAGTCTTGCCCATGCGATGAAGATTGTTATCAATATCGTATATGGTATGACTTCTGCTCCATATGACAACAAGTTCCGTGACCCACGCAATGTGGATAATATTGTTGCCAAACGTGGTGCTCTATTTATGATGATGCTTGAAGAAGAAATGACTGAACGTGGATGTAATATCATTCATGTTAAGACCGACTCAATGAAGATTACTAACTATCTTCCTGAAGATATTGACTATGCTATGAAGCGCGCAAATGAATTCGGTTACACATTTGAAATTGAATGTATTTATGACCGAGTAGCACTAGTCAATAAAGCCGTCTTGATTGGCCATCATGAAGGCGAGGAAGAATACGGTCGTAAAGCATGGGAAGCTGTTGGAGCACAATTCGCTGAACCATTTGTTTATAAGAAATTGTTTAGTCATGAAGAAATCACAGAAGGAGATTTCATGAACTTGAAGAGTGTTCAAAAAGGTAGTATTTATCTAGGAGAAAGATTCATTGGTAAGAACGCGGATGTTTATGCATCTCAAACTGGTGAAGACTTACTCTCATCTAAAGAAGTAAATATTGCTCAATCTGTTCAAGCTCGCATGATGAAACCAATTGATAAGTATTTGCCTAAACGAGATTATGTAGACCTTCCTCAAAATGTGGTTCAAGGAAATCGTGTAGCTCGTATCGCTAAAGAGTTAAAAATCTCTGAAGATTTAGTTCGTACTATTATTAATAATGGATATCCTGAAACTAATATTACTAAATTTAATAGTGTGACTGGAACTAAAGGATATAAATGGAGACTGTCTAGCGAATATAGAGGTAAAGAAGATATTGACATGTATTACTATAAACGACTTGTAGATGAAGCTGTTGACTCTATCTACGATGTTGGTGATGGTAATATTATTTTTGAAGGAACTAAGTATGCTCGATAAGAACTGCTTAGTTCTTTTTTTTTATTTTTGGAGGTAACGATGTTTGATTTCTTAAAGAAAGATAACTTTGAAAAATTTGATGTATTAATGTTGTCGTATAATATTGAATTGTATGAAGAAACTGTTACGAAGGTTATGGCATATGCAATCTTGCCGTGTCAGACTCATATGATTTCTAAAGCCTATCAAGATAAATCTAGGGTAGCGCTTAAAATGGAAGATACCACAACCATGGGATTGGACTTTTCTAATGTATCAAACTTCACAATAATTCCTGTATATAATACGGATGATGTTAAAGAGTTGGTACTACAGCCTAACACTAAAGAAAAAGATAAGGTCTCTATCATTGGGATTCGTAATGATTTGGAAAAACAAGTTAAAGAAGGAATGGAGAACGAATAATGAAACAAGAACAAAATTCTTATTATGGAACTGGTGATTACCAACCAATTGACATGATTGATTGTTTACATATGGATTTCAATCTTGCAAATGCATTGAAGTATGTAGTTCGAGCAGGTAATAAACCCGGTGAAGCAACGATGAAAGATTTAAATAAAGCTAAAGACTATCTTAATAATTTCGAAAAGCGTCTTAAAATCAATTGTCGTATTATGTTTGAATTACGTAAATATTATTCAATTCTCGATAATTATTCAGAAAATATTTATGATGATTATCTTAGAGACTTAAAAGAAACTGGTATTCACGATACCGCTTATCATTTTGCTGAGTCGGTTCTTAACCTCTATAACACAATGTATTATATGGGTTACTCAAGTGACAGAGATGAGACTGTCGAAGACTTTAATGAATTGTTTAAATCCTCTGTACCTTATTTATGGGAATCAATTAGATCTTATTTCGACGATTTCTATGAGTATAGTGAAAGTATTAGTAAAGATGATGACTGAACTGTGAAGAATACTTTAAGAAAGACGGTTTTCTAAAGAAACTATTTAAATAATTAAATTCATATAACTTATCTAGGAGGACTACCTATGCCTATTGAAGGTGAAAATATTCCGATTTGGCTTACACGTATTAAACAATATCTCGGTGAAGAAGAAGAAAAGAAACCAAGAGGTAGGCCTCGTAAAATGATTAATGAAGATTTACTTATTGAATTGCATAACGATATGGGTTGGTCTAATCGTCGTATCGCAAGAGAATTAGGATTCGCCAATCGTACAATCGATAGACGCATAATTAAATTGCGTAAAGAAGGGAGATTACAATGACACTGGTATTCTATGTTAATGCGCTAGAAGGAAAGAAGGCGTATTATCAAGCAACAAAATATATTAATAAACATTTTGTTAAGGATTATGTTATTCCATATAAAGTTCCTTATAGAATTGTTCCGTTAACTGAGGACTTGATGACTCGAGAATTCCTTTTAGATGTGCTTAGCAAACAAGAAGAATCTAAAGGTATTGAAGTGTTAGGTAAAAAAGGGTTATTTGAATTAAACTCCCGTGTTTTCAAAGTTCTAGAAGATAGAGGAGTCGATAAGGCTACTATCCAAGAATGGAAAGCTATGATTATAAATAATCGTAAAGACTCTACTCTACTAAGTGTGAATGATGTTGTTAATTATTTGTTGAAACATCCGAATTTTATTCGTTCATATTTTGTCTATGATGATAAAATAGATACCTACGCTACATATCATGCATCTCAACTATGTGGTATGGCTGGTCGACGTCATACGTATTCAATTCGTAAATCTATGAGAAAAGAAGAGTTAATGCATTTATGTTTGTCTATTACAAGCGATAGTAATGAAACTTGGGAAATTGAAGAAGATTATTAGGAGATAAGTTATGTATTTAAAAACTATTAAAGAAGTATTTTTTGTTCCTATAGAAGGTGCCGTTGTAAGATTTAGTAGTTTCTATAAACTATTAACACCTGAGCAAATTGACTGTCTATATGATATGGCGTTATTGGAATTAGGATTAAATAATAATGGCACATATACTAGTATCAACCCGCTCGGTTTAGATACACTAGCTGAAGATAATGTAGATATTATTCGTAATACAATCTTCCGATTCTTTTTGGTTCGTGTTGGTTATGACCCTCGTAAAGCTATCCATATTAATCTTACATATCAAACTGATAGATTTTTAGCTTTTGAATCTGTATTCTTAAACGAAGGCGACGCTCTACACAATCGTTATGAATATCTATTAAGTAAACGTAAGACAATTCGCGAGCTTCCTGTTGAACTTTGTAGGGTTAATTTAAGTAAAGTTCCACATTTCATTTTTAATATTCCAGGATTAGATGTTTGGAATATGTCCGAAGAAAATAATGTTATGTGTTATGCATTTGAAGAAGTTGACGGATTGAATGATGTTTACTTACCTGAGAATAAAATCTTTATTAATCAGCCAAGAGAGTTCTTACCAGATATGTTCCGAGTAAATGATCGTGGTTATGTGTATGATGTGATGTATAGCCATCCGAAAAATAGAAAGAAAGAGGAATGATTAAAATGGGAAAAGAATCAAACGACTTATATAAACTTGTAAATATTTTAACTGAGGCGAACGTTACAAAAGAACAATCTAATGACATGATTATTGGATATGTCGAAGCTGCTAGCCTTATCCGTCAAAATTGTAATCCAAAAGAATCTGAGGAAATTGTAGATAAACTTGACAAAGTAGTTGCGACTTTGAGTCCTTATCCAAATGTAGCGATTAGTCTATTGGATCTTGTTAAAGCTATTATTGTATCATAGGAGGAAATATTATGCCTGTTACACAAAAAGAAATGGAAAAAGAAACTAAAGCGAATAATGGGACAACTTTTGAAAACCCATTCGATTCTAAATTTGTAATGTCAGAAGAAGACATCGCAAAAGTCTTTACTCAAAATGGTTCACAAACAGAATCTGATTCAGAAGAGACTTTATCTATCGTGGATGGTTCTGCTCTAACAGTAAGTGAACAACAAGACGAACTGATTCGTGAATGTCTTCTTGCTGAATATCTTCTTGCTGTTATTGCTAGTAGACGTTCATCTATCCATCGTACTATTATTGATGCAGCAGGTTACATCATTAACGATGGCGCATTCGCACATGAGGACGCAGTAGAAGTAATGAAAACTATTACAAAATACTTTCAAGACAAGTAAGTGCGCCAATAATTTTTTTTTCAGCCCTCATGATAGTAGGGGAAAGGGATAAGAGCTCGTTTATCTTAAAATGAGCAACGATCCTTTTCTTTTTTTTTACTTCATTATATTTTTATTGACATTAAGGAGGAAAATAATATGTCAAACAAAAACACACTTTCACAAATCAATCTTGAAGGAGTTCGCATTACTTATAAGAACTTCGCAGGTGCAGAAACTAAATCACAAGACGGACGAGTATTCAACCGTAACCATGACCGTTACTTCTCTGTCGTACTAGATGAAGAAATGGCTCGTGACTTTGAAGCTCAAGGAATGAATGTCCGTTGGCCTAAACATCCTGATGGTACACTTGATATGACTCGTAATCCTACAGTCCAAGTTAAAGTTTCATCAGGACCAGATATCTTCTCTTCTGTTCACATTTTCTTAGTTTCTCAAAATAATGTTCAACGCGTTCCAAATGATAATCAAGATGTCTTATCTAGTCTTGATAATATGTTCTTCTCTAACTGCGACTTGGTTGTACGACCTCGTGCTTGGGAAGTAAATGGAAATACTGGTGTAACTCTTTACCTACAAACTGGTTACTTCAATATTGATGACTCATCTAAATTTGAAGATCCTTACGCTGAAAAATACGGCACAAAAGGATTGTAATATGTAATTATGACTGTAACTGTTGGAAAGATTACGCTTTTGCCTGAACAAGAATCCGCTTTGAATAAAATAAATAATGGTTCTATTCTAGTTGGAGGAGTTGGTTCAGGTAAAACCTTCACATCTATTGCATGGTATTGTGTTAATCACTCTGATAAACCATTGATAGTAATTACAACAGCTGCGAACCGAGATATGATTAAGCCTGGTCATGAGAAATCTGACTGGGCTGAAAGTATTGAGGCTTGTGGTGTGAAAGATTATACAATTGACTCTTGGAATAATATTCATAAATATGCTAACGTGACTGATACTTGCTTTATCTTTGACGAACAGCGTGTAGTTGGATATGGTAAATGGTCTCGGACTTTTATCAAAATTGCTTCCTATAATAAAGGAAACAATTGGATATTGTTATCCGCAACCCCAGGAGATGTTTGGATGGACTACGTTCCTGTATTTATTGCAAATGGCTTTGTTCGTAATAAATCAGACTTCATTCGTAAACACGTTGTATATAAATCTTATATGAAATATCCTGTTGTTGATTATTATATTGGTGAAGCCGTATTAGAGATGTATCGGAAAAAGATACAAGTGAAGATGGATGTGGAACGACATACTACACGTCATCGTGAATACATTTACTGTGATTATGATAAGTCTCTTTACAAGCAGATTGTTACTGAACGTTTTAATTTCATTGAGAATCTTCCTATTCAGACCGCAAGCGAAATGACACAGTTGTTACGTCGAGTGGTTAATGCAAGTGATGATAGAATTAATAAAGTTAAAGAGTTGTTGGGGAACCTCGATAAAGTTATTATATTCTATAATTACGTGTATGAAAAAGAGATTCTACTCAAAATAATAAAAAGTTTCAAATTAGTACACGCGGAATGGAACGGACAGAAACATGAACCAATTCCTACAACTGATAAATGGGTTTACTTAGTACAGTATACTTCAGGATCAGAGGGATGGAATTGTATTGAGACTAATCATATCATTTTTTATTCAGTCAATTACGCATACCGTAAAATGGAACAAGCTGAAGGACGTATCGATCGTGTAAATACCTCTTTTAATGATTTATATTATTATTATCTTACATCTAATTCTATGGTTGATACTCGTATTCTTAAAGCTGTTGCAGAAAAGAAACGTTTTAATGAAAAAGCGTTTGTAGAAGATATTTATGGTTCAAAAGATTGGATGAATATGTAGGAGATGGATTATGGCAACTACTGAAATACCATTTGAACGTAAATTCTGTGGATTGGTTCGTGAACTTTCTCCAGAAGTATTTGTATTAAAGAATGATGCTAGCTTGGTACAAGGGTTTCCTGATAGAGTTATTTATTATCATGATAAATATATTATTCTTGAGTTTAAACGCTCTAAGAACGCTCGTAGGAGACCTAATCAAGCTTGGTATGTTGATCACTTTGCTAATTACACACTTAGTCGTTTTGTTTATCCTGAGAACGCTGGTGAAGTCTTTGATGAGATTTGTCAGTTTTTAGGATTCGAAAATAGACATAAAAGAATTAAATGGTTTTAAACATTGATTAAAATAGAAAGGTTATTCTTGTGGTTGGAAAGAATAAATTTGAATGGAATGACCATTGGCGATTAAACGGTAAACATGCTTTACTTAGTCCGTCTGGTTATCATTGGTTAAATTATGATGATGAAAAGATGCAGAATGTGTATCTTAATAATCTTCGCAAAGAAAAAGGCACACGCTTACATGCTCTTGCCTCTGAAATGATTAACCTTGGTGTTGATCCTACTAACACTCGTTCGTGTCTGATACAGTTTGTATTAGATGCAATGGGTCTTGGAATGGAATCTGAAAAGGTTTTATATTACTCTGACAATGTATTCGGTACTGCCGATGCTATTAAATATGATGAAGAGACTAACACTCTTCTTGTATTTGATTTGAAGACTGGTACTTCTAAACCTAGTTTCAATCAGTTATTGATTTATTCCGCTATCTTCTGTTTGGAATACGGCTTTAAACCTGAGAAAATGTCTTTCTTGTTACGATTGTATCAAGGACGTGGTTTCAAAGAATTAGAGCCTGAAGGAAAAGATGTTCGTGAATGCATGAAGCAAATTGTTGCTATGGATGCAGTTATTAATAAACTTAAAAACGAAGGATACTAATATGAGTTACTGGAAACATCTATGAGAACCTTGATTGGAAATCATTATTAGCTGATAAATATGGAGGAAATGACAAATGGAAGCTTATAAAGAACGAATGGTAAAAGAATATTGGGAATTGCATGAACGTGCTGTAAAACTAGGTAACATGCTTGAAAAATGGGCAAATGGTGAATTAGATTTCGAACCATCTTGTCCAAATGATTTACTTACAGCTCAACTAAGTGCAATGAATATTTATCTTCTTATTCTAAAGAAACGTGCTGAAATTGAAAATATTGACCTTACTGAGTACGATAAATTGTTTGATAAAAGGGAGACTAAATAATGGATTTGTTCGCACATATTTTCTATACTCTTGTTGGAGTCCATTTAGCATTCTGTATTCTTGTTGTGGCTAGTAATAAATTAGCTAAAATGCTACTTGATATTCTTCTAATTGTTGTAGTATTATCTGTAGCTTCTATTGCTATTATGGGTGGAATGGCATTGATTCAGTTCCTTTCCGGTGTAATTATGTAGTGAAAAATAGGGGTTTTTGACGCACTTATTGCGCCATAATTCGGCCATTTTTATGCCAAATAATTACGTTTTTGTGAAAATCGTAGGAACGTAATTACGTAATTAGGAACGTAATTTTGCTGATTTTGCGCCATAAATAGTGGTTTTGAAAATGAAAATTACGTAAAAAGTGCGCCATAATTCGAGAAAAACGTAATTTTATTTCGTAAGAACGTAATTAAAAACGTAATTTTTGGATGATTTTTGGTGTAATTTTCTAATAATTTTCTCATTTTTGTGCTAATTTTGGGTAAAAATGCCTATTTTTGGGCTATTTTTGGTGATTTTGCGCCATAAATAGGTGTTATTACGTTATTACGTTCTTATTTTTATATTTTTTTTTATTTTATTGTAGTAGTATATATATAATAAAAGTAAGAAAATTGCAACGTAAAAACGTAATCTGCTCAAAATGGGTAGTTTTAGGTCGGAATTATGACGCACCTATTTTTAAGATTATTTGTAAGAAAGGAGTAATCCAGTGCAATCTATTGAAAATGCAAAAATGAATGGATTAGTTGATTTTGGGCCTGAACCTGATTTATTACAAGCCGAAGAAGAAGTCTTGAGGCAACGCGGAATTTCGGAAGAAGGAATTAATACTTTATTGCATGTGGGTGTTAAGTATCGCTCTGGACGATATAAATATGGTTCTGGTGAAAATCCATATCAACATGACAATAGAACTTTCATGTCTGCTCGACGAGAAATGCAACAAGCAGGTATGACTGAAGTTGAAATTGCGAAAGCATTTGGAGTTTCTACTGGACAACTCCGCGCTAGGGTAAATGTAGCTCACGAAGAAGAAGTTCGTAACTTGAGGGCGACTGCCAAATCAATGGCGAAGAGAGGATACAACCCACAACAAATCGCAGACAAGATTGGTAAGTCTCGTTCATGGGTTGATAAAGAACTTAAACGTGATGAGTCTAAAGAAAATCTAAAACGTCAAACTGATGATGTTGCGAATCTAATTGCCAGTCGAGTTGGTAAAGGTCGTTACTTGGATGTCAGTCGAGGTATCGAACAACAAATCGGTGTAACTAAAAACAAATTAGATAACGCTGTTAAGTCTTTAGTTGAATCTGGTGAATACGAAGTTATTAAATATCGTATTAAACAAGTAACTAATCCAGACGGTAACTCAACTCCTATGGATGTACTCGTTCCAAAAGGTACAAGCTACACTGATGTTAGTCATCATACCGAACGAGTTAAAACTATGGATATGAAATTGTCTGAAGGTTCAACAAGTAAGATTCAAGCAATCAATACTCCTAAGTCTGTAGACTGGGACCGAGTTAAAATTAGATATGCAATTCCTGAAGGAGAGAAAGGTCATGGCGTACCTGACAAAGATGGGGCTCTCATGGATGGAACAATGTTAATTCGTCCTGGAACTAAAGACTTGGATATGGGTAATAATCATTATGCCCAAGTTCGTATCGCTGTAGGTGGAACGCATTATCTAAAAGGTATGGCAATCTATGGTGAACCTAAAGACTTCCCTGATGGTGTAGACATTATCTTCAACACAAACAAGAATAAGTCTAAATCAAAAGAAGAAGTTCTTAAACCTTTGAAAGGTAAACTTACTGACGATAATCCATTCTCTGCAACAATCAAAGCTCAAAATGTTTTGTTAGACAGTAAAGGTAAACCTATAGTTGATAAAGAACGTACAGCTGAAGCTGAGAAAGCTTTGGGTAGGAAGTTAGCTACTCCAATTTATAAAACTGGTTCAGTTAATATCGTCAACCAAGAAGGCGACTGGAATGACTGGTCTAAAGTTTTGGCTTCACAGTTCTTGTCTAAACAACCAGAACCTGTAGTTCGCGAACGTTTGAAAGCAACTCTTAAACAAGTTGACCAAACGTACGAAGAAATCAAGAAAGTAGATAACCCAGTTATCCGAGCTAAACTATTAGAAAGTTATAGCTCTGACTTGGAAGCTAAACAGGTTCACTTGAAAGCCGCTGCTCCATCTGGTTTCCGACCACAAGTTATTCTTCCTGTTAGTAAGATTAATGAGAATGAAATTTACGCACCTAACTTTAAGAATGGTGACCGCGTAGTTCTTATTCGTTATCCTCATGCCGGAACATTTGAACTAGCTGAGCTAACAGTTAATAATAACTCTACTCCTGGTAAACGAGTTGTTGGTAGTAAAGCACAAGATGCTGTAGGTATTCACCCTAAAGTTGCATCTAAATTATCTGGTGCGGACTTCGATGGTGATACAGTTTATGTATTGCCTAACAACGCAGGTAAATTTAAAACTCGTAAGTCTCTTAAACAATTGGAAGGTTTCGACCCTAACCAATACGAAGATGAACCTGGAACATTTAAACCATTGACAAAAGGTATTTCAACTAACCGTCAAATGGGAATGATTAGTAACTTGATTACTGATATGACTTTGAAAGGTGCTTCTGATGAAGAGCTTGCTCGTGCAGTTAAGCATTCCATGGTTGTAATTGATTCAGCTAAACACAATCTTAACTGCAAACGTAGTGAACAAGAGAATCGTATTAGCGAACTCAAGAAGAAATACATGGAACATGTCGACACAATGGACTATTCTCAGTACAGTCGTTGGGATGAACGAACTCGTAGAACTCAAACTGTACAAGATAAAGGTCGATATAAACGTGTCGAATCAGGTAAAACTACTGAATCTGGTTCTACAATTATAAGTCGTTCTAAGAACGATAAAGTGCAAGTCGCTGGTTATGAAGTCGAAGTCTTCGACAAGAAAACTGGTAAAACTAAAACTGTAACTCGTGGTAAGAAAGAAGTTCCTCTTATTACAATGGTTAAAGATGCGCGTGACTTCTTAACTCCAACATCTGGTAAAGTCGAAAAAGATTATGCTGATTATGTTAATGAGTTGAAGAAACGTAAGATTGCTGTTGATGAAGAACGTAAGGCTATTAAGAATAATAAGAAAGACCCTAAAGCAGCCATGATTTATGCTGATGAAGTCGCTTCTCTTGAGAAGAAACTATCTGATAGTCTAGCTAACGCTCCTCGTGAACGTCAAGCGCAAATGCTAGCCAAACGAAAAGTTGATAAGTTTATTAAAGACCGTGGTGAAGATGACCCTCTTGATAAAGGTGATTTGAAAAAGCTTAGACAACAAGCAATCACTACAGCTCGTCAAGAAGTTGGAGCGAAACGTAATCCAGTTAAGATTACTCCTGATGAATGGGATGCAATCCAAGCAAACGCAATCTCGCCTACAATGTTATCTAAACTTGTTCGTAATATGAATGATGATGAACTTAAGGAATTAGCAACCCCACGCAGTCAAACTAAGTTATCTGGTGTTCGTGCAACTCGTGCACATCAGTTATACAATAATGGTTATACTTATGCTCAGATTGCTGAGTTCTTAGGCGTATCTGTATCTACTGTTCAGCGTGCAGTTAAAAACAATTCATAGAAAGGAGTAAAAACTAATGAATGAATACATGTTAAGTACAGAAGACAATCCGTACAATCCATGGACTGAGTATGAACAATGGTATCAATGGGACGTTCAACATGAATATAATCTTACATCATATCTTGCTCGAATCTATGATACTTTAAATCCTGACCCAACAGACTTATCTAACTCAGTCGCTTGGGGTGAAGCACAGCTTCAGATAGCTGAACAAAACATTTATGATAATATTATTTTAGTTAGAAATCCTGAAGTCCCAGACGATAATGACCCGAGTGTTGAAGGATATCTTTATCCTGACTACAAAACTCAGGCATAGTAGGGGGGGGGTCTGACATCATCAGGCCTCTCTACAT